GTTTAGTCGACCGTTTTGGGTTGGAAAAGTTTCCTCTCATAGATGGTCAAGGAGGTGAGCGAACTCAACTTCTCTATCCATGAGTATCGGGCTAGAAGACCTGATATCTCAACGCTATTAAGGCTACCAACATCGAGAGATCGAGCAAGGTAGTCAATATTAGGTAAAAAGAGATACCAGAGATCAGGCATCATTTTATTAATGATGGATGATCTTGAGGGAAACTCTCGCTTAATTGTAGCGTAGTCATCCTGGTCGGATGACGGCTCAAGGTATAAACCTTGGGTCCAATCGGGATATTCGTAAATCATACGATTAACCCGCCGCGTTCTGTGTTGATAGTGTCGGACACGAATGTCCTTTTCCTCGATCAACTTTAACCAGAGTTCCTCTGTGTCCTTGATACGTTGTTCATAGGACAGTCCTTGAGGATTCCACCCAAGACCAAATGGTTCGGGTATCCAACCTAGAACCTCAGCTATAAACCTCTGACGAGGTTTTAGCAGGCCAAGGGAACGGGGTCCAAGGGCCCGACATATATCTAAAAAGTTGTTATCGGAGCAACGCCCCTTCCACTTATAAGTGGGTACAACTTTATCCGGATATATGAGTCGCCCTGCGAACTCGGCTAGTTGATTAGAGATGATCGTCTTCGATGAAGAGATCGGCACACCACATAGCCCCATAAACTGGGTATACTTCTCGGCAAGAATTGAGTCAAAGATCACTATGTCATCGCCTAAAAGGACGTATGAGAGTGGTCTATCAAACTTGCGAGCAAGAGCTCTGACTATGGAGTGGTGAAGCAATGAAAAGGCAGGAAAGCTGGGTCCGAAACCCAACTGCTGTCCTACAGTCATCCTAACTTTAACACATATAGGATCCTTACGGGTTCTATATGTAAACTTAGCGGATGAAGGTAGCAGATTAGTCTCTTTGAATTTCTTCTTACCGATAGGGTAATCCGTCGGGATACGATCACGTATCTCCCATCTAGAGGAGGTAACGTCTCTGAAAAACTGAATCCACTCGTCTTGGAGTCCAAGATGCTTAAACAGCATGTATTGGAATCTACGGGGGAGGTTATCAGAGCACTTCTGAAGGTCATAACAATGTGCAGTATAACCCTGGCTAAGGTACTCCTTGACACGCAAAACTGCGGCATCTTGGTCGTACGTAGCGTCTTGGGGAATATGCCTTAATTGCTTCATGAGGAATTCTTGCAGCGGTAAAGCTGCAATTTGAAGGAGCTCGTTAGTCACAAAAATGTGACGTAGCTTGTATCCTGAATCCTGGATGAAAGCCACATTGCCTGATATAATATCAGAAGGGTCGGCGGAGAAACCATCCTTATGTTCAAGGCTGTGTTGGATTTTATTCAACACAACCGGGATGGAATCAGAAGGACTAATGCTTTCAGGGGCTTCCTTAAGATCTTTCAGCGGAACAAAGTTCCGCATCATCCCTAATGCTGAGTCGATTAAACGCAGGTGTGCGTTGTAGAAACTCGGCGTTAACGACAGTAGAGTTAAGGCCCGAGGGAATACGTCCTCTTTGGGGACTAAACCCCTTTCTGGGATTGGACTTCGTTTAAAGGGCTTGACTGGAACATCGAGCACTTGAGGTGCTTCGAATTCTGGCAGGTCCCCATGAAACTCCATAGGGAGAAACTGCAGGAGATCTTGGTATTCAGCTATCGCCTCCTTCGATAATGAAGGACGATGCAGAGCTTCCTCGAAACCCTTTAATTGTTTAGGAGTTATCTTTGGCTCATCGCCAGAGGGCTTATAAACAAGGGACGTGTAAATCTGCATTGCATTTAAGGCTGAGAACGGTCGCTTGCGAGAGATTTTCCACAAGGCACCAAAGGCGCCCGTGGGTGTAACCTTATCCTTTCGTCTTTCTATCCAAACGGAAGTAGACGGGGGTAACCCGCCCATGAACCTAATGAGTTCGACCTTAAGCTCTTTAACATGAGCGCAGGTCCACTCATCGCCAGAATCTCTTCTCCAACCTTGAAACTCTTCAACGATCTGCTTGGAAGTAGTTTTACTAATTCCTAAACAGCAGAGACGGTGAACTAAGTCGTGGGATGTTTGGGAGGAAACTCCCATAGCTGTGCTCCTTTCGGATGGGCAGCCCCATGCGACGCACATCACAGAACGTCGGATTGAAC